GGAACTTAAAACATCAATCGTTGCTGCAACAGCGGTTGGTTACCTCTTGCCTTAGAATGAGCGAAGTGCCTCGATTTGAATTAAGAAGCAAACGAAAGATTGGAAAGAAACAAAAAGTTGATATATTTGGAGATAAAGATGATGAATCTATGTTACAGATCGACTGTGAGACAGATTCTCTTATTTCAGAATCGGTTAGTTCAACTCATAGTTACGAAGATTATTCTAAAGCGTATAAAGAGTTAACTTTAGAGACTCCAGCCGATGTAAATGACTCAGCTTCTACAATCGTTGACAGTGTTTGTGAAGAGTCTTGGTATGATAAAACGATTAAAGATGAACAAACTAAAGAGGATAAAAAAACAGATAAAAAACTTAAAAGAATAGAAAAAGTTAAAGAGAATAATCAAAATGATTCAATGAGTTTGCAAATAGCTCAATTATCATTACGAATACAAAGAATAGAATCAGAAACAAAGTTGAAAACACTTGATTCAGCTTACAATACTATAATTACACAAGCCGACAATTTGACTACTCCACAAAAAAAATCATTAATAAGTGCTATATTAGCAACTATGAGATAATCGAGAGCCGGATACATTCCCCTCATTACTAAGGGTCAGCCCCTGAGGTCAATAGTATACCC